TAAAACACCTAAAAAGTATTTGGGATATAAAATAATGTTTCGTAATGTAAAAGAATTAACGACTGAAGAACTACAAAAAGAAATTCAGGCCATAGAATTATTTGAACAAGAAATTGGTAAAGTCAATGTTGAGAATATGTTGAACAAATCTATTGATACTTCTTTTCTTGGTCCGATGAAATGCACCATCACACCTAACGGCCAGCTGTTTAGAACCGACCATCAAGGTTTCTTACCTAACATGATGGAAGAAATGTATACAGACCGTAAGAAGTTTAAAAAGTTAATGCTTCAAGCAAAGCAAGAATATGAAAATGAAACTGACGAATCTAAAAAATATGAAATTGAAAAACGTATTGCAAAGTATAATAACATCCAGTTGGCAAAGAAAGTATCACTTAATTCTGCTTACGGCGCTCTTGGCTCTCAGTATTTCAGATTTTATGATTTGCGTATGGCTCTTGGTGTTACGACCGCTGGCCAGTTAAGTATTCGTTGGATTGAAGCTAAACTTAATGACTGGATGAACAGGATATTAAAAAGTGAGAAAGATTATGTTATTGCGTCAGATACAGATTCGATTTATCTCAACCTTGGTCCATTGGTTGATAGCATTGTTAAAACAAAGACTGAAACTTCAAAAGTTATCTCCATCATGGACCGTATTTGTGAAGATAAAATTCAACCTTTTATTGACAAAAGTTATCAGGAGCTTGCAGAGTATGTTTGTGCATATGCTCAAAAGATGGAAATGAAACGTGAAGGTCTTTCTAATGTAGGAATTTGGACTGCAAAGAAAAGATATATTCTGAATGTCTATAATAATGAAGGTGTGCAATACAAAGAACCACAACTCAAAGTCATGGGTCTTGAAATGGTTAAATCTTCAACACCATCTGTCATTCGTGTTAAGATGTATGATTTGATTAAACTTCTTGTAACCGGTACAGAAGATGATGTACACAAATTTATTGAGGATTTTAAAGAAGAATTCAAGGCATTACCACCAGAAGATATTTCTTCACCAAGAGGCTGTAATGGTTTGGCTAAATATTATGATTCGGTGACATTGTATAAACTTGGTACTCCAATTCATGTTAAGGGCGCCATTCTTTATAATCATTATCTCAAAGAAAAAGGATTAACCAAAAAGTATCCTTTGATTCAAGAAGGTGAGAAGTTGAAGTATAGTTATCTTAAAACACCAAATCATTTTAAGAATACCGTTATTTCTTTTCCTGGTAGATTACCAAAAGAGTTTGGGCTTGACAATTATATCGATTATGATTTACAATTTGAAAAGTCATTTATTGAACCCATCAAAGTCATTCTTGATTGTATGGGCTGGACAACAGAGAAAATAAGCAGTCTGGAGGATTTCCTCTCATGATTTACTTAACATTTTTATGTGCCTTGGCATTATCTGGTATTGCTGCCTACTATTCGGTAATCGGATTGGCAGCAATCTTTACTGGTGCGTTTTGGCCAATCGTCTTTATGGGCGGAGTTCTTGAAGCCAGTAAACTGGTTACTGCATCATGGTTATATCGTAATTGGAAGACCTGCCCACTTTTATTGAAAACATACTTGACAACCGCAGTGATTGTTTTGATGATGATTACAAGTATGGGTATTTTTGGTTTCTTGGCCAAAGCACATATTGATTCCACACTTGATGCGGGCGCCAATAATGTAGAAGTCAAAACATTAAATCAACAAGAGAAAATTACCAAAGATAGATTAGATTATTTGTTGGCACGAGCCAAAGATCCATCAACGGCAAACAATCGACTTGATAAACAAATTCAAGATACTCAAAAAGAATTAACCGAAATCAGTAAGAAAAAATTACCATTATTAAAAGAATCTAATAAACTTGTGGCAGAAGTAGGTCCTATTAAGTATGTTGGTGATTTGGTATATGGTAGTGATGACGATAATGCTTTAGACAAAGCAGTTCGTTTGGTAATCATGTTGATTATGGTTGTATTTGACCCGCTAGCTGTGTTATTATTGATAGCAGCAAATATGTCATTGAAGCCGCCACCTGGAAAGCCCATCGTAAAAGATGGTGAAATTACTGGTTTAACGGCAAGTGACATTCCAGTATTTACTGAAACTAAACCTGACAATAAAATTGAAGTTGAAAAAGAAAACATTGCCGAGTTTGAAAAGGCACAGCCAATTGTATTAGATGAAGCATCAGGTGAAACTATGCCTCCATTATCAGCAGGAGTTAGAACTAAAGTCTTAGAACCTAAGTATGATTACAATGCTGAATTTGCATTTCGTGAAAAAGGAAAATAAATGAGTATACTTGACAAAATTAAAAAGAATAGTAGTATTAAAGATTCGGCTATTCTATCTAAATCAAAATTCTTTACAAACAAAGATATGATTCCAACCTCGGTGCCCATTATCAATGTGGCACTTTCTGGTAAATTAGATGGTGGTTTAACACCAGGTCTTACAATGTGGGCAGGCCCATCAAAACACTTTAAGACTGCTTTCTCACTTTTGATGGCAAAATCTTACTTGGACAAATACGAAGATGCTGCTTTATTATTTTATGATAGCGAGTTTGGTACTCCTCAGTCTTATTTTGATTCCTTTGGAATCGATACTAATCGTGTTCTGCACACTCCTCTTACTGATATTGAACAATTAAAGTTTGATGTAATGCAACAACTCACCAATCTTGAACGTGGTGAACATTTGATTATTGTAATTGATTCAATTGGTAATTTAGCATCAAAGAAAGAAGTTGATGATGCACTTGATGGCAAATCTGTTGCCGATATGTCAAGAGCAAAACAAGTCAAATCATTATTCCGAATGATTACACCACACTTATCACTTAAAGATATTCCAATGATTGTTGTCAATCATACTTACAAAGAAATCGGAATGTTCCCTAAAGATATCGTTGGTGGTGGTACAGGTTCATATTATTCTGCCGATAATATTTTTATTATTGGTCGTCAACAAGAGAAAGAAGGTACAGAAATTGTTGGATATAATTTTATCATTAATGTCGAAAAGTCTCGATATGTTAAAGAGAAGTCTAAGATTCCGGTCACCGTTCGTCATGATGGTGGTATTAGCCGTTGGAGTGGGTTACTTGACATCGCTCTTGATTCAGGTCATGTCATCAAACCATCCAACGGTTGGTACTCTAAGGTGGATACGGAATCTGGCGTTATAGAAGATAAGAAATACCGTATCAAAGAAACTGATACATCAGAATTCTGGTTACCAATTCTTAAACAGAAATCTTTCCAACAATATGTACAAGACAAATACCAAATTGCAACAGGTGGTATTATCAAAGAAGAAGTAGAACAAGCATTTGAAGTGGAGACTACTAACGGAGTAGAAGATGATTGAAGGCGTTGATTACTGTTATATTTACCCAAAAGAAGATGCCGCTTCGGTACACATTAAATTTTTAGAAGGTCCGTACAAAGGCACTCTTTACAAATATGGTAGAGTTAAGTTTGAAGAAAAAGGTGATGAGGTCCATTTACTTTTTGCTTACGATGTGTTAGAATCACCAATCGATAAGCCAAAGAAGTTAGAAAAGGATGAAACCTTTAAGAATTACATTGGTGATTTATTGGTAGAAATTATGAGTAGTAATATTGAACAGGAAGTATACGATGAAGCTGGAACAAGCGATATTAAAGAATCTGATTTATAATGAAGATTATTTAAGAAAAGTATTACCGTTTTTAAAATCTGATTATTTCTCCGACAGAACGGAGAGGACATTATTCAATGAAATTACATCATTCACGGAAACTTACAATTCTCCACCATCGGTTGAGGCAATTAGTATTGCCGTCAAAGAAAAGAGTACTCTTACATCTGACGAAGTTGAGGGATGCGAAACTTATCTCAAAGAAATTGAGGCAAATAGCAAAGCAGAAACCGAAGTTCAATGGCTTGTTGACAAAACCGAAAAGTTCTGCCAAGAGAAGGCGATTTATAATGGTGTACTACGGGCTATTTCAATTCTCGATGGCAAAGATAAAAATCAGGACAAAGGTGCGATTCCCTCTATATTATCGGACGCCTTGGCCGTTTCATTCGATACCACAGTAGGTCACGATTATCTCGAAAACTCCGATGAACGATATGAGTTCTATCATCGCAAAGAAGAAAGAATCCCCTTTGATTTGGAATATTTTAACAAAATCACTAAAGGTGGTTTACCTGCTAAGACTCTTAATATTGCTCTTGCTGGCACCGGTGTTGGGAAGTCTTTGTTCATGTGCCATGTTGCTTCTAGCTGTATGGTTCTTGGTAAAAACGTATTGTATATCACTTTGGAAATGGCTGAAGAAAAGATTGCTGAAAGAATAGATGCAAATCTTTTGAATGTATCTTTGGATGATTTGATGGATTTACCAAAAGATATGTATGATAAGAAAGTTGCTCGTGTTAAAGAAAAGACAACAGGCAAACTTATCATCAAAGAATACCCAACCGCATCGGCTTCTGTAACTCATTTTAGGACATTATTAAATGAACTTAATCTTAAACGCAGTTTTGTACCTGATATCATCTTTGTTGATTATCTTAACATCTGTTGTTCTAGCCGTATCAAGGCTGGTGCAAATATTAATTCCTACACATATGTTAAATCGATTGCTGAAGAACTTAGAGGACTGGCAGTCGAGTATAACGTACCAATTGTTTCCGCAACTCAAACGACACGAAGCGGATTCACATCATCCGATCCAGGACTAGAAGATACTTCTGAATCTTTTGGACTTCCTGCTACTGCCGATTTGATGTTTGCTTTGATTTCTTCCGAAGAATTAGAAGAACTCGGACAGATTATGGTAAAGCAATTGAAGAATCGATACAATGATCCATCTTATTACAAACGATTTGCAATTGGTGTCGATAGATCCAAAATGAAATTGTATGATGTGGAACAATCTGCACAACAAGGTATTGCTGATGCTGGTACTGCACCTGTTGGCGCATTTAACAAAATTCAACCACAGAAAAAATCATTTGACGGATTTAAAGTATGATATTAACTAGAGAACAAGCACT